CTGGGATCTGATCCTCGCGCCCGAGAAGATCCTGTACCGACACTCCCTAGGTGAGTGCCCCCCGTCCTCCTCATAGGTCAGCGTTATGAATCATAGCGAGTAGGAATAATTTCACTCGGGCCCTCTATGTCACAAGGTATGTTAGAAATTTGCCGGCAGTTGGTTTGACCACATTTCCACTTAGTCATACAACTAGATTGGGGGAATTTTGTAGGTTATGAAACATGCAATATTAGATCCGGAAGTTTGTTAAACTGATTGAAGCCCCCCTTTTTGCGACTCGATCTTTGGCCACAACAGCCGAAGACTCGATACGCGAACGAACAACATTAATCATCACCCTTTGCCCTAAGGCCCAGCGTACTGACCACATCCGTTGGACAGATGTTAGGAGAAGAGAGAATGTAAGAGCCCGATCGGTCGGGTCCGTTGCTGCCATACGGTTCAGAGCAGACAGCATGGCATTGAAGATAGAACGACGTACTTGCGATGCCCCCGCATCACGACCTAACCAGATTTCAGAGAGAGAATTACGAAGTAGATCAAGGAGACCTGATCTAGCTCGTTGGACCATTGCATCATGGCCTGAACGTAAAGCAGAGAGATGAGTTAAGACACGATCAAGTTCGTTTAAGGAAGCAAGAGAGATAGGGTGAGACCAGGTTAGTGCTGGCAGTTTCTTCAGAGCCTCCAGACGTTGTGTCTCGGTTAGGTCTGAATAGAATTCGGTCGGCCAGGTTACTTCCCCACTTGGGTTGGCCTTCGAGGCTATGATCTCTGCCATAGCGACCGACCCTTTGAGAAGAGCATCAACCCGTTTGAGTTGTTCAGTGATAAGAGCGAAGACGAAAGCCTCATTAATATCGGCATTAGTGAGGTCCAGTTCAGCGAACCAGCGTTTAGGATCTAGATTGGCCATGTTTGGACTAACAGGTTTGATCAGGCCTGAGGTCTCTACAGGGACTGAGTTGAGCAAGAGAAGTGCTTGCAGCGACCGCTCATCGAGGAGGCCACCGAAGAATGGAAGAATACTGTGTTGTGGTAGTGGATCCCCACGTGCTGCCAGTTGGTTCTGGAGTCCTGGCGCCATGTGCCCATAACGTGAGCACTTAACTATAAGTTTGGGTGGAAAAGAAGTTAGCTCGACCCCATTGAGGAAGACCCGTTTACAGATCTCACCCAAGGGAGCACAGCCGGCGATTGGATAGAATGATTTAGATAGGTTGATAGACACCCCCAGTGAATCCATAATCTTAACGTACTCACCAGCGACGGCCGCTGATGCTATAGCAACATCATCACCTAAGACGACGTATGCCTTGAAAGCTTTCATGCCAGCACGGGCAGCTGCCATTTGGATAATAACATGGTGTGTAAGGCCTAACATCGGGAAAGAACTCTTAGCACCCATTGGCTGACCAACAGAGTAACGGACCATCGAACCGTCCGGAGCTTGAAAATCACGATCTGACATAATGCCTGCCCAAGCCTCAGCGAGGGCATCATTACCGAAGAGGAATGCAAGAATACGCCGCTGCAGTTCAAGCGGCAGACGGTCAGTTGCGGCAGTTAGATCGTAACAGAAGACCTCCGTCTTCCGGTCACCGGTCCAAGTTGCAACTTGCTTAATGATCTTATCCTGATCAAAGGTTCCATCAGCGTCTAAGACAGAAATGAAATGAGCGACTGTATCATGGAGAGGAGATAGAAGGGCCTGGGTCCAG